CCGAGCATGTGGAAATCAAACTTCAGAATCGGGACGCCGGGGCGCTTCTTCTGCTTCCAGCGCTTGTAGCTTGGCTCCAGTGCACGCCATCGCTGTCCGGTCGGATCACGCTCCTTTTTGGCTCGCTCGCGTGTCGACCTCAGCAGGTACTCGCCCCAGTCTCTCAGGATCAGTTGCCGGGCTTCGCCCTCCAGCTGGCGCAGCGCATCAGCCAGCGCAGGTGTTGCCGAATCCAGGGTGACTTCGAGCTGCGCCATCAGAGTGCTCCCTGTAGCAGCTGCAGCGTGCCATCGGCGACGCTGCGCTTGAGATCAGAAGGCATCAGCATCTGCAGCTGGGGCTCGATGATGCTGACGCCCGTTTCCGAGATGGCCACGTCGACCACCATGAAGGCCGGGCGCCCCACCGCGAGGACATAGCGCAGGTGACCTGCGGCCACGTCCAGAAGGATGGCCACTGCATCGAGCAGGCGAATCGGTAGCTCGGCCGCGGCGATGGCCACCGCGCCAGGTCGCGTGATGGGAAGTTGCTCGGCCAACACCGCGAAGGCCGCCGTCGCTGGTCGAACGGCAGCGCGCTGCAACTGCGACACCAGCCCGGGGGACAGTGCGCCGGCCAGGTAGCGAGCAGCGTGCGCGGTATCGGCGTCAATGCTGGCCAACCAACTGGCGTAGCCGGCCTGCAGGGCGTCGCTGGCGCGCGGGCGCGCCAAGGCCTGGGCGGCACTGGCCGCAGCGGGCGCCGCTGGCAGCCGCGCGCCCGTCTCCAGTGCATTCTGCAGGGCGGAGGTCAGTTGCCCGATCAACGATGGCGGTGTTGCCGGACCACCACGGCCACTGGGCCAGTGATCGGCCGTAGCACCTGGCGCGTAGCCGAAGCCAGGATCGACGCCTGCCGGCGTCAACACCGTGCGCGGCCCACCGGGACTGCGCTGCCCGACCATCACCGACTGCATCACGATCTCTGGCGCCGTGTCGGGGCCGTCCTTGCCCAAGCGGCGCAGGTCGCGCTCGTTGAGCGCATCGACATAGCACTGGCAGCCCCAGCCGTTGGCCGGATAGTGGTAGCGCCACCACGGATCGTCATGGCGCAGCACCAGGCCATTCCAGGACACGTGCAGCGGCCGAGGGTGCTCGACGGCATCGTTGTGGTTGTAACGCCAGAATGGCCGCACCTTGATCAGCTGTTGCAGCTGGGCCCAGCGCCCGGCGTTGTAGCTCTGGCGCAGGTTGGTCTCGTAGATCACCCGCGAGCGCCAGTTCCGACCGCCCTTGTAGTCCCAGCCATGCGCGGCCACGATCCGATCGAAGTCTTCGCGGAACTGCTCCAGCGTGCGGCCTTCGGCGATGACACGGTCGATGGACTGCCGGAAGTCGGCCAGCAGTGCATCACGGTTGGCGCCAGCCACCATGAAGCTGGTGTCGTGCTCGGCCTCCCATACGTCAAGGTAGCTCTCGGTGAGCACGTTCTTCTTGCGACGGAAGAACTCGATCTGCTCCTGGAACGGCAGTTGAGCGTAGGCAACGCCGGCCATTGATCAGTCTCCCGCGCCCAGGACGTCGGTACGGCCGGCCAGCGTCGCTGCCGTCATCGCATCGGCCATCACCGAGGCGTAGTCGTACAGGGTCATGTTCGGATGCAGCTCGAACAGCCGGTCGCGCAGTTCCTCCAGCGAATCGACCTCATCGACCAGCTGGCGGATCTGCTCCACCCAGCCACTGCCAATGGGCGATAGCTGCCGATCAAGCTGCCGGCCCAGGCCGACGGCAGGATCAGGCGCCTTTGGGGTGCTGTCGGCAAAGGCCGCCGGGTAGTGCCGGCGCAGCAGGCTGCCCACGGTGCCGCCGGCATCAGCGAACTGTGGCCCATCGATCGCGGTCGGTACCGTAGGCGGCGTCGGCGACGCCTGGATAGGCTCGTAGTTGTCCCCATAGGTCTGGTCCATGTAGACCTGCTTGGGCTTGTAGCCCAGGTCGAGGATCTTCTTGTCACGGCTGGCGGTGGCGTCCAGATCCTCCGGCTCTTCCGTGACGCGGTAGACCCGTGGGATGGCCGCCCCGGGGAAGTTCCATTCGGTGAGCCAGCGTGCCGGCCCCTTGTTGAAGGATTCGCACACCAGGTCGGCATCGGAGGTGATGATGTCGCGGCGCACCTCCCGCTGCAGCTGGTCGTTGCCCAGCTTGCCGGGTGTGCCCTGGGTGCTGGCGGTCTGGCCCAGCACCACCTTCTGGATGGTGGCATCCATGTAGTCCTGCAGGGCCTTGTAGTCGGCCGTGCCACTACGCCCAGCCTCCAGCAGCGCCAGCTCCATGCCCTTGGGCATGATGATGCCGCTGTCGGTCTGGATCGCGCGGGTGGCCTGCAGCAGCTTGGCCTTCTCCGGATCGGTCGCCTCACTGTCGTACTTGCCCACCGCAGTGGGCATGCCGAACTTCTCCAGGAAGATCAGCCAGAACTTCAGCCCGTTGCGCTTGAACAGCACCGGCCAGTACAGCCAGTGCGCCAGGCCCAGGCCGTAGGGCTCATCGTCATGGTCGGCACCGGAGCAGAAGTTCCAGAAGTACGGTGCGAGTGCCGGGACGCCCTCCGTCATCTGCGTCTGGGTGAGCAGGCGCAGATCGCCTTCCTTGCCGTAGCGGAAGCGTCGGCGATTGCGGACCTTGATCGCCTCCAGGCCGATGCGGGTGCCGTCGACCTTGTACAGCAGCTCGGCCACGCCATAGCCGTAGAACACACCAAACAGCATCTTGCGGGTGACGTTGTCCCAGCCGATGCCGTGCAGCTGCTCCTGCAGATACTCTGCCGCCTGGCGGTCGATGCGCTTCTCGCCTCCGGGCTCCACCTGCCATTCGCAGGCCACCACCGAGTCCTGGCGCGAGCCAAAGGTGGTTTTCACCTCCGGATCGGACAGCACCTGCTCGTAGATCTGCAGGTCATAGCCGCCCCGATTGCGCAGCACGCTATCGAAGGGCAGCAGCAGCGGCCCGGTGTAGCCACGGGTAATGTCGATGCCATCGGCGGTGGTGGCAATCTCGCGGCCGATCTCTGGGCGGGCGATGGTCATACGAATCCTCCAAAATCATTGCCGCCGCTGACGGTGCCGAAGGCATCGTCAGTCACGACGGTGGCCACGCCATCGGCCCGGCCGTCGCCAATGTAGGCGCGGGTGCCGGCGGCCTGGAACTCAATGGGCACCGAGGTGACGTGGTTGAGCGCGGCAAACTGCATCAGCACGCCTGCGATCGCGCCGTCGCCGTGACGCACCAGCTCGGGATCCTGCAGGTCCTTGCGCTCCAGCCGCGGCACCATCGGGATGCCATCGACGTACTCCACGGCGCGGTGGTCATCCTCCAGCGATGCGTCCCTGGGCAGGGTGAGGAAGCCGTCTTCGAACAGCGCGATGTACTTGGGCATCCATTCGCTGTACCACGGCCGCGACAGGGTGACCTCGTGGATCGGGCCGCCGCTGTAGCGCCCCGTCTCGGCATCGAGCTCGGCCCGGCCGTAGCGGTCGCCGGTGTATTCCATCAGGGTCTGGCCCGGCCCGGTGGCGTCGCCAGCGAACGACCAGCGGCCAGGGAATCCTTCCTTCAGCGCGTCCAACAGCGCCCACAGGATCTGCTCCTGCTGGCGGGTGGGCGCATTGGCCATCTCGATCAGGAAGGGCACGTCGCGCCGCAGATCCTGGCCGATCTTGGCCGGGGTGATCACGGAAAAGTGACGGTGGCGAGCGAAGTCCATGCCGATCGCCCAGCGCCCGGTGAACCCGGCCATCGCCGCGCGCAGCACCGGCAGCAGCGTGGTGGCGATCCAGACCGAGCACCAGATCTCGCGCTCCTTTTCCGAGCGCTTGGGGAAGTCGTCATCGAAGACCAGGCGCAGCACAGGCCGGACGTCGGGCATGGCCCGGTCGATCCAGACCGAGGGGATGGCCGAGCCATCGCCATCGCGCGGGATGACGTCCAGCTCCTCACGCATGGCGGCCTTGCGCGGGCCATAGGCCGAGCGGATGGCGGTGTACCACTCCTTCTTGCCCTCGGCGGTGGCCACCTTGCCACGCATGGCGCAGACTCGCTCATACAGCCCGTTGGACACGGCATCATCGAAGCTGATGCGGATGACCCCGGCCTTCTTTCCGTAGCGACCGGCCTGGACGTCCTGCACCAGCTGGTTGAACGGGTTCTTCTTGCCGCGGTGAGTGGACCACACTCGGATCCGGCCACCCCAGATCAGCAGCGCGGTGGCCGATTCGAGCACCTTGGCCACGTCCTTGTGCAGCGCCGCTTCGTCCAGGTCGACCACGCCCTGCAGGCCGTGGATGTTCTCCGGGCGCGATGACAGTGCCGTGATACGGAAACCACTGGCGAAGCGAACGCGAAACGCCTGGATCTGCCGGCTGGTGCCGTCCGGCTGCTGGTCCTGGAAGATGTGCTGCTCGATACGCGAGGCTTGGCCCTGGGCAATGATCGGCGCGAACTTGGCCACGTAGCCAATGAACTCCAGGCCCTTTTCCTTGGTGTCGGCCATGTACCACACGTTGTCGCCGCCGGCGTCCTTGGCAGAGGCGGCGGTGATGGTGTCGCTCAATGCCTGGGCGAAGGTGATGCCGGTACGACGCCCCTTCTCGCAGACCGCGATATCCAGCCCTTCCTGCATCCGGATCCATTCGGACTGATGGGCCATCAGCACGCCGGCCTTGCTCGGATCGAAGTTGGCCGAGATCGAGCGCACGCTCTCAGGCAGCTCATCCCAGTCCAGGACGCGCTCGGTATCCGGCAGGGGACCCAGTGCACTCACTTAGCCGACTCCATGCAGCACCTTGTTGCGCCAGAACTCCACGCCCTCAGCGTCCAGGCCCTTTGCCCGTGCAGCCTCCTCGACCCGGCTGGCCGCGTCGATCAACGCCTTCTGGCGGATTTCGCGGGCCCATTTCTCGCGCACGATGGAAGAGCGGGTCAGCTCGGCAATGGCCTTGGC